TGATACACTAAAGATAAATAAAGATAAAAGAAAGATAAACACATCAATAAGAAACCAAGGAAAAGCAGTACTTAATTATACAAGTCTGACTTCCTTCCTGGCTGAATCGCCCGTTTCGGGCGTATATAACAAGGAGATAAACAATGGATAAAGAATATGAGATTGTATATTGCAAGGAATGCAATGCAGTCAAGATAACAGATAGCGATAGGAATTGCCTGGTTTGCAACGGGATCTCAGAAGTAATAGGCTTTGAGCATCAGGTAATACAAGACATATTAGAGGTAGAAAAAGGGGAACAAGTATAATGAAAGCAACAGGATCAAAGACACCAAGGTTATGCCCATGTGGAAGAAACGCTAGAAGCACTGGTATTGGTAGTGATGGTGAAAGACGCTATGGAGTATTATGCTCTACTTGCAATAGATGTAATATTAAAGATAAAAAGAATTACTGCGAAAGATGTGGTTTTATAGCAGAAGTACCTCAACAAATTGAGGTTGATCACAAAGATGGCAATAAACGAAATAACAATAGAGATAATCTTTGGTGTTTATGTGCTAATTGTCATAGACTAAAAACACATGCTAATAAAGAATGGAAGAATACCTATGTTTAAGAGATGCCCAAGATGCGGGGAAACTAAAGATGCAAGCCATTACTACTATTCTGCATATTCAACTAATCATTTATATGCATACTGCAAGCCATGCTGCAAGGAGAGAGATAGAGAGAAGAGTGCTAGAAGGGCTGTAACCCCAGCAACAATTATAAGAGAATCTAAGGTTTGTGGTATTTGTGCAGTAGAGAAAGCAATATCTCAGTTTGGTTACAACAAAAACAGAGCAGATAGACATCACACTTATTGCAAGCCTTGTTGGGTTCTTTATGTACAAAAGCAACAACGAAAGGCTAAGCGTCTGCTATAATAGATATACGACCTGTCCTGCAGGTCATGGTCTACCAACCATTGTGGTGGAGGAGTTTTTAGTCACCTCTTTTTACTCCTTCACCGCATTTTAATGATACAATTGCTATGATGTACAAACTAGGTAAAATTCGGACGGTATAGAGAAGATATGACACTATTCCCATATGCAGGAGAAGTAGAGTATAGAGATGGCAATCTAAAATTTATCCTTACTTTCTTTGATAGCCAGAATACTACTGAGATGACATTGGATATAGGCTTAGATGAGAACCTGATACAGATGATTGAAGGTTTGTTAAGCAAGATTGATGAGGTTTGAGAGATGGTTATATTGATGGGGAATGCCAGAGATGTGCGTCGTAAAACCAAATATACAAACCTTATAGGAGGATATCGTGGGATATAGCACATATACAGAAGAACAGATACAAACCTTTATAGCGAATGCACAAGAAATGGGAATAGGCCCAACACTTAGATACCTTGGTTTTCCAAAGAGTTATCATACAGCCAAGAAGTGGTTTGTAGAACGCAATATAGAATTGCCTACTATTGATACCCTCGCAAAAATGGCGGTAGATACAAGAAACTTCTATAGTGATAAAGAAAAACTAATAGCGGCACAAGCAGTATTAGATAGATGTGTAGAAGCACTAATGCAAGATGCCCTGGATTCTGACGGGTTAAACAAATTAGCAAATGCTGTACATAAGGCTATACAAACCATAAACCTTATAGAAGGTAAGTCAACTGTTATCAATGAGAATAGACAGAAGGATGGACAAGACTTGGCTATCATAGATCTATTGAATGAAGCAAAGGCTCGCAATGAGGCTATGAGAAACAAAGGTTTGAAGGTTTTAGATGATAAGGTTTTATAAGGGACGGGTACCCGCTGCAAAAGTTTTTCTAAGTTTGCAAATTTCGCTGTCTGCAAACAATATTCCTAGCATTTTTGAATCTAGGGTGTGTTATAAGTGACACCAGAAACAATATCCGCAGTAGGAGTTATAGTTTTAGGAATTACAGGAGGTTTCTTTGGAATGATGCGCTATATGATCAAAACCTTAGCAGAACTCAAACCTAATTCTGGCTCAAGTATTAAAGATAAAGTTGAGATTAACAGTAAGAGGCTAGAAAAAATTGAAGAACGAGTAGACAATATCTACGAAATTCTGGCTAAGAAGGGATAAATGTTAGCAACTGATATTTTAGACAATGTTCCATTAGAACTTTTGACATTTTCTGATGGCCGTAAAGAGTTGACCAAGTATGACCCAATGCTCTTTGCCCTAATTTACTTGCCTCATCACCTTCAGAACGCCCATGGAGAGATAACACTCAGTGAATTCCATAAAGACCTAGCCGAATATGGCAAATCCTGGATCCATAAGCCGAAAAACCCTAAAGAAAACCGTGATGCCTTCATAGCACCCAGAGAATGTGGAAAATCTACTTGGATCTTCCTAATTTTGCCTATGTGGGCTGCTGCTCATGGACATGTTAAATTTATCGCCGCTTTCTCAGATGCTGCATCCCAGGCCGAAACCCACTTAATGTCATTTAAAAACGAACTGGAGACGAATGAATACCTTATTGAAGACTATCCTGAACTTTGCAAGCCTAAGATGGTTAACTCATCTGGTCGTGCCATGGCTTCTAACTCTTGGCGTATTATCCAAAGCAATGATTTTATATTTGACGCTAATGGTATTGACACTAACTCGTTAGGAAAGAAGGTATTTGGGCAGCGTCCAGACCTCATAATCCTAGATGATATTGAGAAGGGCGAAAAGAACTACTCTGAGTACCAAGCAGGCCGTCAGAAAAACACTGTATTTGATGATATTGCGCCTATGAATATCTATGCCCGTATGATTTTTGTGGGAACGACCACAATGCCTAATTCTGTGATGGATCAGTTCCGTAAATTCGGAGAAGGCTACGATGACCCTGAACTAACTTGGATTTCAGACCAGAATGTAGATGTCCATTACTATCCAGCGATTATGCCTAATGATGATGGCTCAGAGAGATCTGTTTGGCCTGAAAAATGGCCTTTGGAATGGCTTAACAGCCAAAGACATCTAAGAGACTTTGCCAAGAACTATATGAACCGTCCAGTCAACACAGATGGAATGTTCTGGACTAACGAAGACATTATTATTGAAGAGTTGTCAGATTATGGAAACACTATCATCTCAATTGACCCAGCGGTAACAAAAAACAAGATTTCTGACTATACAGGTATAGCCGTATTGTCTAGAGGAGTAGATGCTCTTGGTAATTCCAACATCTATGTAAGACACGCAGAACAAGTTAAGATGTCTCCATCAGAAATAGCCGAACGAGTTACTTATCTGGTTGAGAAGTTTGACATTGGTGTACTTTATGTTGAAGTAAACCAAGGTGGAGATCTTTGGAAAGATGTTTTCAAAGCCGTACCTGCCAAATATAGATCCAAGTCACAAAGCCTATCAAAGCAGATTCGTGCTGGCAAGGCTTTAAATTTCTACCAACAAGGAAAGGTGCGACACACTGCACATTTTCCAACATTGGAAGAACAGATGTGGGCTTTTCCAAAAGTTTCACATGAGGATGTGCTTGATGCCGTTGTTTCTGGCGTTTTGTACTTTTTAGATAACAAAGCAGTAAAACTAGAAACAACACAAATAAATTATTTAAGGAGACAACATGTCTGATATTAAAAAGGCTATTGATACAATAGTAGATAGAAGAAATACCTATTTGGTTGCTGAGGAATATTACGAGGGAACTAATTTAGAAGTTTTCTCAAATAACCGTTGGCTGCAAGTATTAGGAAGCGTAAGAAATAACTTTAGATTTAACTTTGCTAGAACTGTAGTAGATTCAGTTCTTAACCGTCTAGAAATTGCTAATATAACAGCAAACACAGAAGAAGCAAACGCAAAGATTAATGACATCTGGCAAATGAACGACTTGCAGATTGATGCAGATGAAATTCACCGTCGTGCTCTAGTTTTTGGTGATTGCTATGCAATTGTCTGGACAGATGTTAACGGAAACACAACCGTAGATTACAACTCACCACTTACAACTGTAATGGTTTACGATGATGAGAATCCAAGAGTCAAAAGATTTGCTGCTAAGTTGTGGCAATCAGAAGATCCTTTGGATTACACAAAGAAAACATCACACTTGAACATGTACTATCCAGACCGCATTGAGAAGTACACAATGCCTGGAGAAGTCATTAATATTGTTTCTGCTAACGGATTCTTGCCAGTTTCTGTAGTAGAAAACCCTTGGGGTGAAGTTCCAGTGTTCCATTTCCGCACATCTAAGCAGTATGGTCGTCCAGAGCACACAGATGCTTACGGACCACAAGATGCAATCAACAAGTTGATGACAACACATATGATTACTGTTGATTATCAAGGAGCACCACAGCGTTATGCTCTTGGTGGTTCAGGAAACTCTTCTGAGTTTGAAGACTTTGATGAAACAGGAACAGATGCAGAAAACATTGGCAAGTTAAAGAACGGACCAGGAGAACTTTGGTATCTCAAAGGCGTTGACAAGGTTGGAGAATTTTCTCCTGCTGATCACAAGGTCTTTACAGAACCAGTTAGAGACTTTGTTCGTGCAATGGCATCTATCACTAACACACCACTTCACTATTTTGAAAAGACAGGAAGCATTCCTTCTGGAGAATCTCTAAGAACTGCAGAATCACCATTGATTGCCAAGGTAAAGGATCGTCAGATTACTTTTGGTTCAACTTGGGCTGATATGTTTAGATTTATTCTAAAGATGGAAAATTCTACAGAACCAAACATTCAAGTTAGATGGAAAGATATTGAAAGCATTGATAGTTTAGATGCTTGGGAAGTTGCTGTAAAGAAGCGTGTAGTTGGCGTATCTCTTGAGCAAGTTCTAATTGAAATGGGTTATGATTTAGATGTTGCAAAAGCAATAGCAGCAACAGAAGAGTCTTTAACTAGTTTATCTCAAAACACAAACACAAATAATGTAATGATGGAAGCCACAGGAGGCCAAATTGGAAACGAATAACACAGAAGAAACAACAACAGAAGTAACAACTGAAGAAACAACTTTAAATGATCCAAAGGCAGTACTTGCTGCTTTGGACCGTGCAAAGTCTGATGCTAAAAGATTCAGAGAAGAAAAAGAAAAACTTGAGGTTGATCTAAACAGTACCAACCAAAAGATAGCAGATTTTAGTGGAAAACTACTTCATGAAAAGGTTTTGCAAAAAATCTCTGATGAAGGAGTAAAAGATCCACGAAGACTTCTAAGATTTATGGATTTGACTAAATTTGAATTTGATGACAATTTTGATGTTGTTGGGTTTGAAAGTCAATTCAATCAACTTAAAGAAGATCTTCCAGAAATCTTTGATCCTAAACTTCGTGTTGGTGGTCAGGCAGATACTGCTGTAAAAGCAAGTGTTAGCACTCAATATAGCGCAACACAACTTCAGGCTGCTAAAATATTAGGTAAATTGTAATTAAATGGTACAATAGACTTATTGGGATGAGTGGACGCTTGCCCTATAATCATATTGAATTAGACGATTCAAATTTACAATTTAATACAAAATTAACTATTCTTAAAGGAGAATAAAATGCCAATTTCAAGAACAGATTTGACAGAGGCAAACGGTTACATTCTAGAAGAGCAGGGGTCCACAGTAATCCAGGACCTAATTGCAAATTCTGCTGTAGAGCGTTTTGCCCGTCGTGAAGCAATGGCCTCACGCACAAAGTCAGTACCTCGCTTTGTAGGAGATGCACCAACAGTAGTCGCTGAAGGCGATGAAATTCCTGCATCAAGTCCAACACTTGACGAAATCGTATTGACAGCAAGAAAGTATGCACAACTTATGCACATCTCAGAAGAAGATGTAAATGACCAACTCGTAGATACACTTTCAGTGTACAAGCGTGAGTGGGCATCTAAGTGGGCACGAAAGTATGACAATGCTTGCCTTGGCGTAACAGCAGCAGGCGACGGAGATGACGGTCAGCCGTTTACATCTCTATATCGTGCAGTATCACCAGGTGCTGCAGGAACAAACCTAATTCAAACAGGTGGAGCAATGACTTATGCACAACTTAACAATGCACTAGGTATTGCTGAAGATTCAAGCAAGTTTGATGCAGCCAACACAGTATGGATGGCTCACCCAAAGATGCTTAAGGAAATTCGTGGAATGATCAAGGGTAACAACGACCTAGTTCTTCCAGATCCACTAGCAGGAACACCAGGATCTCTATTTGGATATCCATTGGTAATTTCATACGGTGCAGCAACATCTGCTGCAGCATCAGCATCACCAGCAGGAAATCCATTGCTCATCGTCGGTAACCGTCAGATGCTTATCAATGGTGTTCGTGGTGGAGTTGAATCAGTAGTTTCTCGTGATGCAGAATTTGCTCGTGATGGTGTAGTCTTGAAGACTCGCATTCGTCGTGGATTCGCAGTTGCAGATGCAGACGCATTCGCAATCGTTGAGAAGACAGGAGCGTAATCCATATGCCATCAAAACTATACGGACAGTTCCTTTCACAGGCTCTTAACAAAGAGATTGACTGGGATACAGACACTATTAAGGTGGCTCTTCTCACTAACGCCTACACACCAGATCAGGATGTACACAACTATCTAGACGATGTTGTTACTTATGAAGTATCTGGTACAGGCTACACAGCAGGTGGAAACACTCTTGCTAACAAGACCAATTCATATAACTCATCAACAAATGTAATTACA